AGAAATTCTCAGGAGTTCCATAATAATCAGTTGACCGATAACTGTAATAATTGTATCGTGTATCAAATGCTTCTGAGATTAACAGAAGATTCTTATAAGCCTCAGTCAAATCTCTGTTTCTCATTTTAGAAGAAAAGAGATTGATTAACTTTGTGCTTTTATGCACTACCAATTCATTAGTCTTGTAATTTGCAATTTTCTTTCCAAGATGATTTACATCATAAGGATAACGATCTTGGCGATTAAAAATCTGAGAATTGTGTTCATCTTTCCAATCACGATAATGATCTGAAAAAGAATATACTTCAAAAGGAATTTGAACTTTCGAGCAGAACATAGTCAAGTTAATCAACTGTTCAATTGTATCTTTCATGTAAGAGTGCATGGAACCAGACCAATCAATAAACATGACCATTCCATGATTCTTTCCTTCAGGAAAAGAAGTAATCTGTTGAAACAGATTTTCACTGTACTTGTAAGCGTGAATCTTATTCATGTCCAGAGTTCCTTTTTTTGAAGAATATGCTCTGCGATGAATGTCTGCAGCTTTCTTCATTTCAAACTCTTTGACCATATAACTGATCATTTTATTATTTGTAGTCTTGAACTTCTTCAACAATTTCATTCCTACTTCAGTTGCCTCACGTTCATTATAATAAGAAGTCAATTCAGTGTGGACTTTTTTATAGTCTATGACAACTGCATCCATATTGATTTTAGGAAATGTGCAATACTTAGGAATAGAAACATTGTCACTCATATCTGACATTTCTTCTTCGTTTTCACGAAAATTATCATCAGTCATAGAAGTTGGCCCGGATGTTTTTCTATCTCCAAAAAGATCTCCGTGGCCACCTTTTCGTCCGTTAGAAGTGTTAGAACCTTCAGATTTGTCATTTGAACCATCCGACTCGTCTTTTTCTGACTCTCCTTCTTCAGCAGATTTACCAGAAGCATTTCCTCCGGCAGAACCATCTTCATCAGAATCATCATCACCAGAACCCGAACCAGAAGTACCATTTTTTTCAGAATCATCTTCTTCAGAATCATCACCAAACATATCTTTCATCATTTCTTCACGTTTGGCATTGTCATTATCACTAGGATCATAATCATCATTCCAATCAGATTCATCATCATCTTCTCCAAACTCTCCGTAACTGTTATCGGTATCCGATTCGTTTTCTTTACAGTATTCATACAGATCATTTGTGACTTGAACGACATCTTCAAAAGTCTCAGTTCTCATTACTTTTTCAACCCACTCTCTTTCTTCTTCAGTGAAGTCAATTTCGTAATCAGTTCCAGCCTTAGTGTACAAGTTAATACGGTCAATCAAACTAAGATCATTAGGAGACATTCCCATTTTTCTTAGTCCGAAAAAGTCTTCGTTCAACAACTCTTTATACCCACCAATCATACACTTTCGGGCACCTGCAAATTTTCTTTTGATTTTCTTTTCGATTCGTGCATCTTCAATAACATTCAGGAAAGATTTGAAACCTTTTCCTTTTTCACTTATAGAAGAATGCCACCCTTCAAACGGAGTCCAAAGTGCGTGTCCAACTTCGTGGGCACAAAACAGGTCATAAACATCTGTTCCTGGCTTCCATTTTAGAATAGGTAGTAATAGGACTCGATTTTTTACATCGAATGCGGCGGTAGGGATTTTTCTATGTTCAACAGTAATGTTTTCTGCAGCCATCAATTTGGCAAGCATTGACTTCTGTTCAACTAAGGTATCAGTCTTTTTCATAATGTAATCTCAATAAATGGTTGTCTCTTAACCTCACACTATTATTATAACAAATCCTGACAAGAATGTCAAGTTTTTTCTTCGCCTGGAGTAACATCTTTATACTTTGATAGTAATTCATCTGTTCCAGTTTCCATCTCAGAAGGATTTTTGGAATAGTCTCCAGTTCCGTCATCTAAATGTTCATATCCTGTCAATGCTCCCGAATACTTCTTCAGAAGTTCTTTTCGTATAATCTTTAAAGTTTTGGACATCTTGTTTTCCTTTCTCACGTTCACTTATATTGTATCACAGAAATGTGCTAAATGTCAAGTTTTTTTCAAAAATGGGGATGGGAGATTATTTAATATCTGTCCGCTTTTCAGCCAATGACAGTTAATGTCTTTCACACGCAATCACGTTCCAAAGGACAAATATTAAACAATCTCTCACCTTCACTTATTATTATACAGGAACTTGAGCTAAATGTCAAGTTTTTTTCACTCTTCGTTGGAGAAATCTTTGGTAAGTTTTGTTTTGGGAACATTAGCAGAAATCCAGCCAAGAACTTCTTTCTTCACATCTGCTTCAGGAGCAATTGTTTTTCCTTCTTTTTTGAAGGTCAGGTAGGTAAAATCTGTGACAATTATATTGCCAGTAGTGGTTTTTACTGGTTTCTTTGTAGTAGGATCGACATAAGGAATAGTGTTTTCTCTATTATTCAGAACAACACGAACTCCCCCATTTAAGCCTTTTGGAAGTTTTCCTGTAATTACATCGTACATATTTTTTGCAGCACCCTCATGAGTGAGCAACATTATATCTTCTGGAACAACTCTTTCTCTGTCACGATTGTTGAGAATCGAAACTGCATAGTTTGTTAGAACCCATGTAAGATGAATATTTTTTGACTGATATCCTGCTTTTTCCAGTTTTGGAATTATTGTTGAAATATCACTTACATCTTTGAAAGTAATGTCAAACAAGATATTTGGAAGATGACTTGCATTTGCATCTGCAAGCATAACGTCTAGTGACTTATCCTTGATTCCTTTACTCTTAACAAACTTATGTAATTTCGCAACATCCTTAGAGTTCTTGAGATTTAATCCCTGAATCTCTGGATACTTACCTTGAGTATCTGCTAATTTTTGAAAACTTTTCTTCCATTCATCCACATCTCTTATCTTAAAGAGTTCTGGCTGCATGAAGTTTTTTACAGCAAATCCTTTACCACTGCCCGCACCTCCAGCAAGAAATACTATTTGTCCATAGCGTTTCCCTTGCTGATACATTATCAGCTTTTCCTCCAAATATTGTAGAAATGTTTTCATACTATTATTTATAAAACGAAAACATAGAGGAATCTAGAAATCACCAATACTTTTCAATAATGAGTCTAAGGAATGTTCTATGAAATATGCAGGGAGCATATTCCTACTACCAATGGGGGGTTGGTGTTTTTGTTCTAGTATTTTACTCTGTAAGTGCCATGGGGTATATCTCAAATCGATAAGTTCAGTATTTTCATCAAATCTCTGAGCATATTCTTTTGGGACTCCATCTTTCCATTCTTCGATTCGTTTTTTTGTCATAGGTGTTTGCCGAACACCATCCACGATACAGCTGCCAGGACTAAGAATGTTTGGAATCCCATCTGAAGAATCACCTTTTAAGATATGTTCTTTTAAGTATTCTTGTGGGTCAATACCATTTAACATTTTCTTTGCAATCGGAGAGAATTGAAACACATCGTGTTCTCGCTGTAACTGTAGAAAATCCTTGTCACTAGAAATTATTAAAGTTCTTTCCGTTTCTTCTCTTTCTCGTAAAACCAGAGTTCCGATTATATCATCTGCTTCTGCCGAATCGACTTCGATGACATGATATGGAAAAGTAGTCCTGAGTTCTTTTCTTAGTTGAGTAAAGCACTCAAATATCTGACTCCAATTCAGGGGAGACACAGCTCTACCTTGTTTCCTTCCTGCCTTATAGTACGGAAACAACTCTCGCCTCCACGAAAGACTTCCATCACAACAAATGACCAATTCACCAAACTCATTGGCATGTTTTTTACGATACATACGCAGACTATTCAGAATCATATGTCGCAATTTTGACATATCTACTTCGGTTTCGCCTTTTTGCATAGACACAAAAGTCGATGCAACCAACAACTGACTTATATCAACTAATATCATATCAATTTAATAATCCTGTATATTCTTCTTCAGTTTCGGCATCTGATTCCAGTTCAATCTGAATAACATCAGATTCATCATCGTGCAT